CTTGCCATAAGTAAAACCTAAATTGACGGTACGAACATGACAGGCAAAACAAATCTCACCTCTACGGGGAAGTTCATCTGAAGCGAAGTCACGGTCACATTTAATGCACTTGAACATCATAATAGTGTGGAATCTGTTCCCAACAGTTAAAAAGGGACTCGTTTTCGCACATTATGCGAACCCAAATACACTTTATTCTCTCCTTGCGTGCTAAATAGGTGTTGTTCCCACCACATCAGACTGTTTTTGGGTACAGAAACATCGCCACGGTATTCGGGCAACCAAACAAACTTTAACATTTGAACGGCAATAGCCAAACTGATAGTTCTGTCGTCATGGGGGCTACCAGCCATGCGACCATTGTCCTTACGGACAAAGGTCTTTAGTTCGGCAATGGTTTTCTCACAAAACAACATTATGCCATTGTCTCTTAAAGAAGCACTGAGTTCGTCAATAGCCAAAGGCTTGCTGGTGGTAGTTGTGCGCCAACCCAAAACATCTGTTTTGTCAGCGTGGACAGAAGTGAGGCGGCGTTGCTTAAACAGGTTTTTATAACCATGCTTTTGTGCTGCTTTCAAAGTTGTCAAACCGTGGTTATTGGACTCAATGCCCAACAAAGCAGTGTTGTACCACCAGCCCAGTTCGGCAAGTAAATCACCAAACAAGTCAGGCTCAATGTGTCCATGCCAATGCGCTACCATCATTCCTGATGCGGCATCAATAATGTGGGCAGAACTGTAGTCTCCGTGGCTGAGTCCTTCAGCCACATCGGCTCCAATCACATAGGTTCCATCCAACTCAGGGAAACACCAAACAGACAACTCACCATCTTTAGCGTAACGGAACTCACCGTTACCATCAGAGTACAAATGGTAGTAGCCAACATCAGGGTCAACTGGTTGCATTTGGTTTAACAAATCTATGTCAAATACTGGGTTACCTGATTTGATAAACGCTTCTTCAGGGAAGCGTGGATATTCTTGGTGCATCTGCCAAGACTGCATGTTTCTTGACTTTGCTTCATACCAATCTTCATTGCGTTCACCGTCAGCGTCCCAAGGGAAGAAAATTCCTTTGAACTGGTTGGCACCAGTTTGCGAGCCAACCCATAACTGATGAAAAAAGTTGCCACTACCATTAGCAGTGGACAAACCAATAACACGACCACCGACATCCGCAATCGGTTCAATAGATGCCCACGCTTCCTCAGGATTGGGCAAAAACGCCCATTCGTCCACAATAACTAAATATACAGATTCACCACGAGCAGGGTCGTTCCCTGACGGCAACGACTCAATAGCCGATTCGTTATCAAACATCATTTTAAGTTGATGGTCTGTTGTTTGTGCAGGTCCACGCTCTTTCATCCAATGAGGCAAAAACTTGTAACCATATTTACTTTTAGCCAACAACTTAACCGACTCACGCTCAGTACGAGACAACATAACAACAAAACGGTCAGGACGAAAAAACACTAACCAAAAAGCGTATGCAGAAGCCAAAGTAGAAAAACCAATCTGACGGGCTTTCAACACGATACTGTAACGGTCAGACATCCATGCTTCCATAGTTGCCATTTGTGCGCCACGCAACTCAAACTTTATGCGACCCTTTTCAGGATGTTTAATAGACCAATAGTTTGAACAAAAATAGTTGAACGCTTCCAGTTGTTCTTCTAATGTTGCGTTTTCAGGTCCACGGCACAATCGCCATTCTTTTTCATTTAGTAACGCAGTTAAATCCACGGTTCTCCGCCCCAAGGCTGCCAGCCAGCATAATCATAAATAGCCATAAACGCTTTTGCGTTTATGGAAGGAACATAAAGTTCTGAACAATGTTTTAAAATACCTTGGTCTTGCAACCAACCCTTCTTAGAGAACTGTGACGGTTGACACCAATAGCCGTTGATTTGAAACAAACCATAAGACCCACCATTAGGGTCCGTAGGGTTATGTGCAACCTGACGGCATCGTGACTCACGCCACATAATATAATCCACCTGTTCAATCATTTTGCGATTGTCAGAAACACTACGAATAAGATGCTCCCGAGAATCACACCTCAAATCAAGTGGCTTCTTAGCGTGGACAACTGTCCCACCTAAAAATGAATAAACGAAAATAGCAACTATTAGTAGTTTCTTCATAGAACTCTATTCTAGACGGCAAAAGCCGCCCCTAGACAATAAGACTATTTAGATTGCAACCACAAAGTTACGGCTTCAGGAATATTGTCCCCTGCGACATAACGAATATGCCACGGCTCTTCAGGTAAAACTTCCCAAGACCAACCAAACTTTGCGATGTTGTTAAACATCCATTCCAATCTAGCACCATTCGCTCCAGCAACATCAACAGCAATACCCAACATGTGTTTAGAACATGTTTTGGCATCATCGTTTGGCGCAGCCAACGGTGCATTACCTTTCTTCAAAAACCATTTCTTACCATTATAGGTGCGTGTGGACGCACCCTCAATAGGTTCCTGCTGATAGCGTTGCAAGAACCCTGCTTTCTGTTGTGAAATACTGCGGAATAAATCTCCGAGCGAAGTTGGAGCCAACTTTACACCATCGGCTTTAGCGGCAGCAACCATAGCCTCCCAAGCGTCAGCAGCACACAACTCTAGGGAGCCGCCACCCACTACTTTGCGTAACATTGCAGGAAGTATATCACTGGGCTTTTTTCCCTTGATATGTTTGCAAGGTTTAACGGGTGTAATAAAAAGTTTCAAATTATTATCTACCTTTATATTTTCTAGCAGACAATTTTTGCCAATCTTCTTTAGATACCTTTTTACCTGCAGACAAAGCCGCTGTACCCTTTTCACGAATTGCAGCCTTTTTTACTTTTTCTGCAGCGAGTTGAGCATCATATTTCGCTTGAATAATTACTCGTTCTTTAGCATATTTTTTTGCCAATTTATTTGTTTTGTTAGGCAATTTATTTGCAGCGTGCATAACCGCTTTCATACCAGCCTTGGCTATATCGTCCACAATTCCCTGTGGACGAGCCAAACCCGTAATCGCTGGTTTACGAGCAGCCATTACTTAGAATACCTACTCATTTTTGCACCAGCAGATTTTTTAACAGCCTTTTTATATTTGCCAGCCCGACCCTTCATGTCTAGTTCGGCAATGTACTGTGTCCTATAGTCACTTGGCATGCCCATTTTGTCCAAGACATTATTAGCCTTACGCTTCGCTTCGGTGTCACGACCAAAAATTTCAATAGCAGGTTTACGACTAGCCATTACTTTACTCCTCGTTTAACATTCTTCTTTTTAATTACTGGTTTTTTATTCTTGTTATATTTTGCGTATGAACGAGATGCTGCTTCGTTCATATCAATTAAACTATCCCACATCATTTCATGGTCACTAACATTTTTACCCTTATTCGGCTTGCTTGTTAAAGTGTACCCACGGCGATTCAATTCTTTGCTTAGTTCAACACTTTCACTATATTTAATTCCGTCATAACCAGCAAAATCACCATAAGAGTGACCAACACCACGCTCAATAGCAGGTTTACGCTTACGAGCAGCCATTACTTTACTTCAACCTTCTTGGCAGCACGCTTTGCGGCAATCTTCTTGGGAGTAGCACCAAACGCTGCATCAATCTCTTCCTTGGTTAGAACACCATCAATAGATGCTTTAGCCAGTCCTTCAGCAACCTTGAAAATAGAAACAGCACCAGCAATCAAAGCCGACTTCCAAACCTCTAGGTCAGGAGCAATAACGGCAGCACCAGTCACAACGCCCAAAGCATTTGTCAAAAACAATGCAACAATGCGACCCGAAATATCTTTAACTTTTTCCATTACTTCTCCTTAACTAAAGCACCGACCATGTGAACAATCAGTGCAGCGATAGTAATTTGGATTCCCAAATTACGAGTATTACCTGACAAGGTTATCAAAACCATGCCCGTTCCAGCCAAAGTCCAAGTAAGAGCATGGATTTCGGAAAGAAACTTATTCATAATAATAGCCTATTTGTTCCTTACAATTGGCGGCGTTGACCTGCAGCCACCATTGCTGTCCCTGCAGCAACAGCAATAAGGGTTCTACGGGTGCCAACAGGCACAGTGCTACCCAAAGGAACATACTCATCAAAACCTTCAGCAAAAATGTTTATCTCCTGCTCAAACGCCTGACGAACTTCGGCTGGTGCATCCTGCACAGCCTCAACAATTGCCTCAATCTCCTGCGTGGACAATTCTGATACCACAATGGCATCAAACACGGCAACAGCCTGAGATTCCGACAATGATTCAACGAACTGTGCATCTTGTGCTACAGCAACCGCTTCCTCTACAGTTATTGTTTCCACATCTTCTAGGACGGCTTCTAGTTCTTCGTCACTAAATATATCAGCAACCGTGTCCTCCGTCACAACCTCATCAGGTAACAACTGTGGTAAACTATCAACGACAAACGGTAGCGTATCTTCTATCTCAACAGTAGTGTCTGTTTCCAAAATATCTAGCAAATCTAACGGGTCTAAAGGTTCTAGCGTTTCTACAGGTTCTAGTATTTCTAGGGGTTCTAATGGAATTGTTTCTTCAACTAATTCTTCAGGTTCTTGAATGGGTTCCGTATCTTCTATGGCTGGCTCTATTGTGGGTACAGGCGGAACCCATACAGGTCCTTGTTGCACTGGTGGTGCTTCGTATTCTGTGGTGGTTGTGGACGGCTCAACCGTCACGCTGGTCATAGTCGTTGTTGTTGAAAAACTCGTAGAGGTAGATGTCTCTACAGGGGCAATGCTCGTATCCACAACTGTTGTTTCGGGTACACTTGTAGTTGTCGTTGTTTGAACAGTCGTAGTAGTCCATGATTCTCCATTCGCTATAAAAGCCTCATCGGGAACAATTTGCCAAGGCTGGTCATCAATTTGCCAAGCCAACATCCAACAAGTCCCACCACCCGACTCGTAAAACCAGCCATCCAAACTTTGGATACCAGCATCCAAATCTAGAAACCCTGATTCGGTAGCAGAACAACCTTGGTCACCCCAAAAGCCAAACTCGTCCATGCCAATCTTTATAGTTCCACCATCATCAGAAGCAATCCAAAACTGGATAGTGTCATGTGCAGGAATAATAATAGAACCCGTGTAATGGACCATAAACATATCGTCAGGGCAATCCTGAAACGGTTCACCATTAAAACTACGGTTAATGTTGTTTTCTAGTTCCGAACCACAAGTTTCATAAACAGTATCCGACTTGGTTGGTGGTATATCGGTGACGATATACCCCGTAGCGTTTATTCCCTGTACTGGTTCAGCGTTTGTTACTGTGCTAAATAAGGCGAGGACAACGCTGGGTAGGAATATCAGCCAGCGGGAGGAGGAGGCAAAAGTTCTACCCACGCCAGTGTGCTTTCATCCCAACGATAGTTACCTTCAGGTTTTGGTGTTGGTGCTTGCCAATCGTTGCTGCTGTCTAACGACCATGATGCGTATGGTTGTGGTGTTACAAACTCATCTGCGGCTTCATCATAGGTGAAGCCAATACCTGCATACTGTTTGCGAATGTTGTTGTTATACGATGTGCGTACACAACGCTGACCACGAAAGTTACCGTACCAAGTTTCAGGGTCAAGACCATCAATTAGTTCTGTTTCGTCTTTACCTACAATAACTTCGGTAACAACATTGTTTGTGTCTAAAAATGCGTAATGTGCCATAATTAACTCGGAAACACTATGTTGCCAGTACCAGCAGTAAACTGATAAATACGATATCCACCACTAGTTGATGTTGACGATGTTAAACCGCCACCAATAGAAGTCAATGCGGCAATGCTATCTGGGTAGCGAATAATAACTATTCCAGAACCACCGTTGCCACCACGATTAGAACCATAAAACCAGCCAGCACCACCACCTCCGCCACCAGTGTTTGCTGTACCATAACCGCCGTCTGCTCCACCACCACTACCTGCTCCACCACCACCTGAACCAGCAGCACCACCAGCGTCCAATATCGCACCACCGCCACCACCGCCGCCCCGTGTGACAGAACTTCCCGTAATGCTGTTTGCTAACCCTGCACCGCCAGCACCTCCACCACCGACACCGTTTCCACCAACTGCTCCAGCACCACCGCCACCGCCGCCATAGCCAGTGCTTCCACTCAACTGATTACCACCATCATTTCCTTGCACTGGGTTTGCCGTGCGAGTACCACCAACGCCTGCTGGCAAAGATTCTGTGTAAGTACCTTGACCGCCGCCACCTGAACCACCATCAGGAGTAACGAGTCCCAAGCGTCCAAGTCCACCACCCGTAGAAGTAATAGTAAAAAATACAGAATCAGAACCGCCTGAAATTCCTTGTCCAGTAGCACCAACCCCACCAGCACCAATAGTCACTGTTGCAGTAGTACCAAAAGGAATTTCTAATATTGCTTCGGCAGCCCCACCGCCACCAGTTGTTGCGCCAACAACAGATGTACGATAACCACCAGCACCACCGCCGCCACCCTGTCCACGACCAGTTGCACCACCACCACCAGCAATAACAAGATATTCAACAAAAATTGGTGAAGCACCACCACGCCAATAAGCATCAGCCTGATTGGTATTACCACGGCGACTGCGTGGTGCCAAAGCACCACCGCTGACTGCTGTGCCACCTGAAGTGTTCCGAATAAAACTAGGCATCTAAGATGACCTTACGCTGTTATACGGTTAACATACCCATGAACAACAAGAACATTGGTTGTAGCAGCAAAAGCCCTAACAACCAACGGAGTAGCATTACCCTTGATTAGTAAACCAGCAGCAATCAAATACAGACCGTTCTCAGCCTTAACTGTGTATTCAATGTGGTCATCGGGGGAAGAAACACCGCCCCACTCAACAGTCAACTTAACATCGGAAGCCGAAGTGTTAACTGCATACAACCAAATTTCGTCTAGGGTTGTTGCTGTGCTTGAACCAGTGTGAATAGTAGTACCAGCCGTTGCGGTAGCCGCAACCTTGATACCCCGACCATCGGTTGAACCGCTAAGAATTGTTTTGCTAAAAGTTGCCATATATATAAACCTTTCGTTCCCTAACCTAATATAACTTCTTGTTCAACCGTGTCATAACGGTCAAAGACATATAGTTCCAGCCATTCATCAAAGTTGTCAAACTCAAAAATGATTGAATCAATAAACAAAGGATACTCTTCAGCCCAAAAATTGTTAGCCAAATCCGCTAAAGTAGTACCCGAAGCACCCTGCAAGACATAATACTCATAACCTAAAGAGCCACGGTAGGTTTGACCTTCGGGACCCACAGCAATCCAATGGGCAGCCAACAAGTCACCTAAAGTTGCCCCAGCCTCAGGATACAACACACGCAACGCTTCATACATTGCATCGTTAGTCGTTGTCATAATCCCTCATCTTTCTTGGCTCACCCTCACAACACGAATCTTTATATCCGCACTCAGGACACCTCCACCGTGTTGCCACAGGCGGATACTCACATCCACAAGTCGGACACTCAATCGTGCCACTCATTATAAGGCTTTTAGTTCCCTACGGGACTCAACCTCAGACTGAGCGACTGACGCTATAAGAGCGTCCAGTTCTGCGTCAGAGATTTCTGATGGTTTTGTGGAGTGTTCTACTTGGACTTGGGTTGGGGCTAGACGGTTGGTTGCTTGCAAATATAGTTTGGCGGAGTTGTTGTCGCCTGCTAACGCACGCTCATACAGGTTGTCTAGTAGTTTTTGGGTTCGTTCGGGGGATTGTTGTAGTTCACCGACTCGGCGTTCCCATTCAAGTTTGAACGCAGGTTTCTTTTTCCAGCGTCTTAGGGTGGTTTCGTCCACGCCTTCTTCTAGAGCATATTTTTCTTGGGATGATGGCACCCGATGTGTTTGGGGTACCATCAGCCAGTTCAAAAATTTTTCTTGTCTTGGGTCTAGAATGTTGTCCATGCTAATAGTCGGAATGTTCCTAACTTGTATTGTACTTGTCTAGGGAACGGAGGGAACATTGATGGGGGGACCTACGGGGGGGGTAAGGGCTAGTGGATAGCACGAGCCTTAG